CTCCTAACAGGTAGCCTTACCAGAAAAAGACAGGACGATCATCGTCAGATCAGGATTCGACTGTCCTGTTTTCAACACATACGTTTCGTCCTGAGAATCAAATCTCAGGTAGTTGATGTACACGCTGGTTCCGGTTATCTCATAGGAAGTGAGTTGTGTTCGACGACCAGCAACGATGGGTTGCAGGACAGCGAGCACGGAGGTAACAAGAGCCTTACGTTGAGTATTAGAATGGGCTACACAGGCTACGTCAAGTGTAAAGCTACACTTCTCTGAGTCATTAGCCTCTGCAAGACCTTCTGAGGAATGGAATGGTGTAATCTCGGAGATATCGTAGAACACGTAACCGTCTGGTGCAGTCTTTAGGTCATGTGAGGGCAGGAACGAAGACTTGCTGCACGGAATTGTAGCCCCGACAGCACCGCTGATCAATGATTGTAATCCGACATCTAAAGTGTATGGACTCATTTGCCGAATGCCTTACGGAAGTGTTCCAGTACTTTGGTTCGGAAGATTTCCTTAGCCTTAGCTTCGGTTTCCTGCTTAGTCTTGGCGAAGTAATGGTGACCGTCGAAGCTGTACGTTCTGCCCTTCTTTTTCTTTTCGTCGCTGAGGGCACTGAGCTTGTGCTTAAAGCCAGCTTCCCACAAGTGCAGGTATCGAGCAGGCCAACGCTTCTTCAGACCACCAACACTTTTAGGACCGAACACTTTCTTACGAAGTCTACTGCGAACGTCACCACGGGGGTACCGCTTGCTGTAGATCGTTGAGCCATCGTCGGCAGTACGTTTCTGACGAATACCGAATGAGACCTGACGCTGGATAGCTTTAGCATGTAGAGGAGACTTCTCCAGCGTTGTTGCTTCAATGTACTTGTTGTTGACTCCGATGATCCCGTAGAACCGATCAGGGTTGTTGCGAGCGTTCCTATACTTGGAGATCAACGCACGGTAGGTGGCACCAGAGGATTGCTTCGACTCACGAGGGAGAGCCATCAGCTTAGATTTCAGGGAGTTTCTGGACGGCAGTAGTGCACTTCTCAATGCCTGACGTACGATGTGCCTGCGAAGCGTACCAACGAACTTGGGGAAGCCGTTGAGTACCTCTGTAGGCATGTCGAACTTGATTGAGAAGAATGGTTTTGCCATTAGTACATTGTGGGGATAAGTTGAATGGTGATTGGCTGTGAGACGTTGTCGATGATCGTGATGTTGACTTTCTTCCTGTCACCCCATGGGTCAGTCGCTGGTCCTTGAACCGCGAATACTTTCTGACGAGAAGGAATGACACAGAACATGCCTGCAGTGATCTCTTCAGCAGGCTTACACCATTGGCCGATGAGCATAAAGGACTGCTCAGAAGCCACACGACCGGCGTCCGTAATCTCTGTGGGCTTGCGAGGAGCTTCCAGAGAGAACGGACCTTTGTAGTGAAGAGTGAATTCCTGTGTGAGTTCACCCGATGTGTTGACGACTGTGGAGGGTGTCCAGAACTCGCAGATGGTTCGCAGATTGGGGCGTGAGCGACGATTGTACTTGTTCATCCACGACTCACTTTCGACCAGTCTTCCGTGATGTAACGGATGGCACGGTGGTCATTCAAAAGGTTGAGATCGCGAAGTTGACAATAGCCTTGAGGAAGTTCTGAGACAGAACCATCAGAGATTGCATCGCGGTACTCAAACAAGTGGTAAGCGAGGATCTTGATAGCTCGGATGGTCGACTTGGGTACGGCGTCGTATGATGCGTAACCAGTGGTGTATGTGATGGTGATTGGGTAGGGTTGCTCATCGTTGATCTCTTCGAAAACTTCACTCCAGTCCTCAGCCCATAGCTTGGATGGTTCTGAAGTGTAGAGAGTGTAGTCGGAGGACGATACGGTTCCAGTGGTCAGATCCGATTTGACGTACGTGAATGTCGTGATCTCGGTAACACGTCCGAATGGCAGGAAGAACAGACCATCAGGATTGCAGAAGGCTTCGTACGGAAGAGTGAGAGTAACAGGTTTACGGAGAATGAATCTCCACTGTTCCTTCTCACAGATTGAGATGCACTCGTGAAGTAAATCTTCCAGATCAACAGGCAATAGTTCCGTAGGTGTTTCTGGATCGAAACCAATGTTACGCTTGGTGGCATCCAGCAGTGTGGTGCCCACAATCGTACTGAGTGCAGCTTCACTGGCAAGATCAACGTACATCGGCATGAATGGTCTCCAAAAGACAAACCGCAGTACAGCCACCCCCTGAACTGTACTGCGGCTGTTTCCATCCGAAGATGGTGAGTTATTGTTGCTACCCCGCTTATGGCTCTGGCGTCAGGGACGGGGCTTAGTGTAGAGTCGTGTGCCACGCAGACACACTAAGCCTTCGGCAACAAGTATCGTTAGGCTGTGACGCCTGTTCCAGTTGGAGTCAGATCGTCGCACTGACGAAGACCAACAACCTGTACTGCAGCAGCCAGCGTGTTAGTGTTTGTTCCTGTCAAACGGAATACTGTTGACAAGAATACAACACCCGCTACGTCTTGAGCGTAGCTGACTTCTTCTGAGTCAACTTCGACTGCCATTTCCATGTCAGCCAAAGCTGCACTGAAGGTAACCGTCTTGATGGTTGTGAAACCACTGGTTCCGGCAGACACTGTGGAGCCGCAGACCGTAACGGTCAGGGCACCTGTCAGGTCAGCGTTGTTGATGACAAGCATAGCTTTGTCGAACAACGTGGTGATAACGTGAGCATTACCGATGCTCCCGTTCATTGTTAGCGTACCGAGAGCCTTGACTTGGCTCTTGGACGCAAGATGCGTAAACTTCTGAGTAGCCATAGTATTTGTTCCTGTACAGGAGAAGAATCGAAACACGGAAGGGAGAGGGGCATGGTTCAGGTGAACCTTACTACATGCCCCTCAGACCTGCATGAACTACGCAGTTGTCGCAGACAGGACAACGAACGGTGACAAGGTCAGACCGGCCTTGGCAGGAGTCAACACTGAAGTCCACCATGGTCGAGCATCGTCGAAGCTGGTGAACAAGAACACTTCTTCTCGTTCGAGGAAGCGGACATGGATGCTGCGTGTCAGCGTGCCAGTCCCACGTTCACCGTACAGTACCTGCGTTGGGTTGACGCAGGCGAGGAAGTTAGAGTTCCACTCGCTGATAACGTTACCGTCCTGACCAGACGTAATACCGTTCATGTATTCGGTCCAGATGATTGGACGACCGAGCAACATGTCTGGGTTGGCAGAGTCAGCAGGGTAGAACAGCTTCACGAGACCAGCGTTGTTTGGTGACTCGATGTGCAGCGTTGCAATCGTCGGGAACAAGTCCAGAGAGCACAACCACACAGCGTTCTCGTAGCCCCAGACACGCTGACGCATCTTGAGGATGTTGGTACCGTTGACGATAACGGATGTTGACTGACCAGACTCTCGCAGCACAGTCAACAACGAAGGATTGCTGGCGTGCAGCATACCCAGTGGTCGACCGATACCGTTACCGTTCAACAGTTCATTGATGCGGTAAGAGCGAGCTTCCTGTCGCAATCCCTGATCAATCAGAGCAGCGATGGACAGCGGACTGTCAGACATCAACTGGTTAGTAGCTGCAGCAGCACCATTCAGTTCGTGTGCCTTCAGAGAGATCATCTCCATGGCGTTCTTGCTGAGTGTCGGAGCAGCAGTTTCCTTACCTCGGTAGACTCGGAATCCACCAGTCACTGAAGTGCTGTGGTCTTTGTCAACTCGGGCAGGAATATCGACAACCGGAGCGGTCATCGGGATACGAGTCATCTTGCTGGTCAACTGGTCAGCTTCTGGTTCAAGCTGCATGACCGTGTTGATGAATCCGCGAGGTACAGTAACGCCTGCTGCTTCCCAGTTGGCCTTGCTGAACTCGTCAGATCCTACTGCGTCCATCACAGCGGCACGAAGGCGAGGGTCAACTGCTTCAGGGTTTCGACCCCTGTAGGCGTTGATCACAGCACCAAGGTACTCCTGCTGGTTCTTGAAGCCGAACTTTTCCTTGTCGTCTTCCCATGCTGGACGAGTATGTACGCCCTTGGAGAAGTCGAAGGTTAGCCCACTTGTCGCATTGGCAATACGAGACGTAGCCAGCAATGCTGCCTTACGCTCAGCGAGACCGACAGGTGTCTTACCCAATGCGTTCTGAACCGCTTCAATGCGATCTACAGCATCGGAATAAGCCTGAGCGTCTTCAGATGAGAGCTTATCGCCCTTGGCATCGAAGACTTCGGTGACAGTAATAAGACGAGTTCGTTCGTCCTGAAGCTGGTTGACGGTCATCTTCACGATGTCGTCGTGCTTGGCAGGCGTATCGTTGAATACGAGTACGCGATTAGCGATGGCAGAAGCCATGACAAAACCTCCTAGATAGTGATGTGGCATCTGGCTTCTGCTTGTGTGCGTTGCTGTGGGCATAGCCTTTGACACGGTAAGAATAACAGCATGACGGAAGCCCGTCAACTACTTAATTGCAAAATTCTTTCGAAGGTTCAAAGCCCTGATTCTAAGAGCATTTACGTCTACTACATTTTGTGCAATAGAAATGTCTGCTCGGTTCTTGACTGTGTCTGGAATGTGCAGACAGTTAAGGATGGCAGTATCGGGTTTAGCGTTTCGGACAGAGTGGAACAGACCGTTTGTAACAGCTTCTGAAGCAGACATGTAAGTCTCAGCTTCCATAAGTGTCTTCACCTGAGCCTCGTTCATAGAAGTTCTGGTAGTGAAGATATCTACGATGCTGTTGCGGTGAGACTCCCAGCGGTTCTGTACGTTCTGGATCTCGTTGAGAGAGTCGATCTTGGCGTACAGGTACGGGTTGTGCATCATGAACAGACCGCCATTGCAAATCTGTCGCTCTGATCCAGCAAGTGCCAACCAGCCAGCAGAACTGAATGCGTAGCCGTCAACGATGGTTGTGACCTTGCCGGGATGTTCCAGCAAGCGATTGTACATTGCCAGAGCAGCACCGACTTCACCACCTGAAGAGTTGATACGGACGTTGAAGTCTCGTGGTGCATCCTTCAGGAAGTCTGTGACATCGGCGGGTGTAGCGAAGTTGAACGTCTCACCATCGTACGTCTTCTGGGGCATGATGATGTCATAGATCAACAGTTCGTCAGCCTTGTTGAAGGTGACCTTGCACTCCAGTGTTTCACCAGAAGGCAACTGCTTACGATTCAATACAAGTGACTTCATTGTCGATTCCTTCTGGTGATTTCTGGTTGGATACCCAATCTGCGACGACGTTGTCCAGAGTTGACGACCCTATTGTAACCATGTCCTTCCAAGGTGCTAGCTGGTCCATCAGCATTCCGTGGAACTTATCGTTGTAGAACTCAGCCTTGGCAGCATCGAAGTCGTCAGGACGGGACTGCTTCTTCTGATCGAGTACACGAGTCTCGTACTGCTTCAAGCCATTGATGACATTCAGGAATGCCGACTTGACTCTCTCTTCAGCATTGCGGATACGTTTGTCGATGTTGTCGCCCGAAGGAGACTTATCCATCTTGCCTCCTGATGGAGCTTTGGCTGCTTCAGCTTTCTCCGTGACTGCTGCGTGTTCTTCGGCAGACACCATACCTTCGTTAGTCTTCTTGGCGGTTTCGATCTGAGTTTCAGCCATATCGTTGGCCAGGTCAGCACCTTCCTCCAAGTGAAGAGAGTGCTGAACAGTCATCAGATTGACAGGGACATATCGCAACGAACTGGATTCGTCGTTAGGATCAATGTGCATACCGAGCAGACCAGCACCGTAAGTCCTGTCGATGAAGCCGATCTCAAACAAGTTTCTGAGAGCGGTAGTAAACTTGTCGATGACGTTACGGTATAGATACAGTAACTCAAACTCGAAGCAGTACAGCATCTGAGACGGCAGAGGGATAAGCTCTGATTTGAACTGACCTGCAATACGTGAGAGTAATGGGCCGATACCAGTCTGTACGAACAGAGCTACTGCCTGTGACAGATCAGCATCACCAGCCTTGGTTCCCATGTAACTGTGGAGCAGGGCAGGTGGGATGTTGAGGCCACGAGCTACGTCTTCCACGCTGAAGGCACGAGTCTCAATGAACTGCAGATGCTGGAACGGAATACCCATATGAACAGGCTTGAGTCCCTGTTCGAGGATACGGGTACGGAAGATGTCCTCCAGTGGAGCGTTGGGATCGTCTGTGAAGTTGGCTTCGAGACGCTTCAGGACTTCAGGAGCCAATCGGTTCTCTGTGGTCAGAAACATCTGTGTGGCGATACCGCGACTGTAGAACTTCCAGCCGAACTCCTCAGACGCACGGTAGAGGTCCAGAGACACCTCAGAACACTCTACGAAGCCAATAGCACGGTGGTATTCCGTATCGAGGACTTTACCCTTGAAGTGGGCGATGTCGCTCTTAGGGAGCAGCAGAGGCTCTGTACGGATATCGCGAGAGGAGACTCCTGTGTCGATGCGGTACAGAAGCTCTCCCTGAGAGGCTTGGCGACCTGTAGATAGTTGCTCCTGACCAGAAGCACGAAAGATGTTTCCTCGGGTAATTCTGGATGGGTGAATGTAATACAGGCGAGACGTACGACCTTGGAGGTCACGCTCTCGGTAGAAGTAACAGTTACCGTCCATCAGAACATCGTAGACGATTGTCAGGAGACCGTCATCAGAAGATAATTCTGGATGAAAGTAATGAGAGAAGATACGAGATGCTGGGTTGTCTGTTGTGGGTACGACTTTAGTCTTGGCTTGTGAGCCAGCTTCCAGTGCGTACATACGACGAGGGACGGAACCTATCATGCCTGTGTAAATGTCGATAGCACACTTGACGGCAGACAGCTTCAAAGCAGCAGTCGTGTTGTTGGTATACTGTTTCTCGTGGTTCAGTACGCCGAACAGGTTCTTCCACGATAGCGTACCCGTGGTATTAAGCACGATGTCGATGAGGTTACCGACAGCGGTCTTGGAGATAGTATCTTTTGGTTTGCGAGAAAACCAGCCCATGTGATGTCCTATTTCAAACCACGGATTTCTGTGATGGTTTCGACTTCAGGGTACATCCATGCTCCCATGGCCATTAACCCCGCTACGATACCGTCGATCTTGTTGGTAGACTTCGATCTGTCCGGTCTGCGTTGTCCATCTCTGGACTGTACAATAACTACGTTTCCGATCATCCAATCAAGGACAGGGTGCCCGCCATGCTGGAATTGGTGGTCGATAGCTAACGCTTCCATACGACGGCAAGGTTCATTCATTCCAGCAAAGGACTGGGGGTAAGCTCTAGCTGGAAATCCGTATTGCTTGAGGGTGGTGTAGATATGATGTGATCCCCAGCGGTCGAAGCATATCTCTCGACAACCGGAGAAATGGGAAAGGATACCTTTGTTGTTTCCATCCCCGAGCATGGCAGTAATGATTGCGTTCTCATCGACTGTATCCAAAGGGGATGTCGCATTGATGACGCCTGATTCCCACCATTGACTGTAAGGTAAGTTCTGCTCCTGTGACCGCTGGTAGATGGAGGTTGCAGGACACCAGCCCCAATGTAGCATAACACCCTACTTAGGAAACCACAAGTTCAGTGATGCAATATCGTTCACTGAAGCATTGTCGAATCCAGCGTAACACTCTTCTTCCTGTAGGAATTCAACCTGACGAATGAACCATGACCAGTAAAGCTGATAACGACCAATGTACACGTCAACAGAAGTTGCCGTAGTAAATTTCTGGTCGTTAGCAATGTTGCACCAGTATGGATGCTTGGACATCCACTCTTTGATAGCAACGATTGACAGTAATGGGGTTTCAGGACTAGCGTTTCCGTTGGCCCAGATGTGGGATGGAATCCAAGCTGTTTCGGTTTTGGTACGGACGTTAAGGTGAAGGCGGAGGAATCGGTTAAGTTCTACAGGGTTGTCTTGAGCATTGCGAACCAGACGTTCAAAGTAGTCTTTGCGGATGGACTTACCGTAGTTGGGATTGGCTTTCTTCCACACCTTTTCTGAACGGAAGTCATCAGAGAGATCGGCTTCGTAGATCACTGGCAGGAAAGTTGGTTCCCACTGTTTATCACTGGCAATGTTCTTGGCTTTGTCGTATAGGCTATTGCAGACTGAGGGGCGATCATAGTCAGCGGTGGTCGTGTAAAGTACAAGGGGTTGGGTACGGGCAGCAGTTCCTGTGAGCATAACGTCAATAAGCTCGCTGTTGGGATGAGCGTGAACTTCATCGACGTACACGAAGTTGGGGGACAGTCCGTGCTTGGTATCTGCAATAGACGATAGGACTTTATAGATGGCACCATCGGTATGCTCAAAGGATCTTGTGGACCTGAAGACTCGCTTCTCTCGTAGTCTGGAGATCAGCTTGGGGTTGTTCTCGATCATGTACTGACAATGGCGGAAGTTGTTGGAGGCTTGCTCCACATCAGCCGCACAGCAATAGTTTTGTGATCGTTTCTCTTTGTCTACGAAGAACATGATCAGGGAGATGATCGCCCCGAAGGAGCTTGTGTTGTGCGTAGGAAGCATTGTCTTGCCGAACAAATAAGTACCTGATTCTGAAGACACTGTGATGCATCTCATAGGCACTGATGGGCACGGCACAATACTCACGATTTGTACACTTCTGCTTCTGTTTTGTCTAGCAGGAGTCGTACGTTGTCTGTCAAGTTTTCTGTCAAGTCTGAAGCACGGGTGTGTGTCCTTGAATGCACAAAACTGAATAGTAAAGTACGTACCCCACGTCCCATTCTGATCGTATGACTGCCTTTTTATCACTGAGTACTTGATGCCAAGGCTTCCAAGTAGTTCGGACATTCCGTTAACTACTGCTTCATTCTTTTGTGTGAACGATAAAACTTTACCTGCGGAGCATATTGTACCATCTGAATCCATCAGACCTTGGAGCAGAGCTAGTCTTTGAGATTTGGACGCTCTCAGATAGGCTGAGGGCACATGTTTATTGTCTAGGAGTTTGTTCAAACGCAATTGCTTACTGAGACCTTTTACGTGGCAGGACCACGCTGTTCTCCGTCGCACAACGGACGCGAACTCTATGCCTACCGAATTGATGTCTTGGTCACCTATCGTTATGTGCCCACTTGCAGATGTGCCATCACCCAACCAGTAACCCAACAAGTATGGGTCGATCGGTAAGTCGACTGACTCAGTATCAATACCATCGTGTAGAGGAAGCTTGAACGTCTTTCCATATGAGCAGTCTACTCCCGCGTCCAGCATCTCTTGTGTGGACCATACGTCTTCATAAAGATCTGCTCCTACAAGATTTGTAACTGTTTTTGTTCCAGTCTTCCTACTAACTTTTTGCTGTTTACTCCTATGTTTAGGGTGCTGCTTCCTAGAGTGAACGTGCCACAAATGGTTAGCACACGCTTTTACTGTTTCCCCGTTGGAAAATGTGACTACGAATGAATCTGGTCGTTCGTCGATCGGATGTACATTCGTAACAACGCACTGCTTACCCTCGACATCAAATACAATTTGCCCCTCCTGAATGTCACCCATCGTTGTCCAACCCGTGGGGGTTGGGATAGGGGTGTTCAGGTCGAGCATCTTACTGTTCTTTCGTGGTACGTAAATAAAGCACTCGCGGTAACGTCGAAGATGTGTGTCTTTGTGCTTCCAGCAGAACAAGTTGGCGTAGATGCTGGACTGCCATCGTTCAGGAATATATGGAAGTCCTGTCAACTCGCCTTCTGGAAAGCAGCACTCGTTGGTTACGAATGCGATGATACGATCCCATTCAGCACAGTCAAAGTAATAGTCTTTGGCTGTAACGAACGGATCGTATCCGGGGATGCCTCTTAGAAAGTCGCAGGTATTCAGTTCGATCCATTTCCAGCCAATCATCTTATCAAATTCATAGATGGGATCTGGAACTTTGACCTTCTGATTACCTGAGATGTAAGAAGAAGCTGGGTCTATTTCAAGTTCTAGCGACATGGGGTGTGTCGAGTCTTACGAGTCGAATGTAACGGTATCTGTCTCGAAGGACATCACATCATCAGCAGTTCCGGTACCTGCATAGGTCCAGAGAAACGTCAGGATACCAGAGTATTTGTACTTCTTGAGTCCCTTGGCTGTTTCTGAAGCAGGAAGTTCGATGACAGCGTAAGGAGCACCGGCTCCTGTTCCAGTACCCGGAGGGTCTACGAATGTGGCTGAGCCTGTAATGACTCGTGTGGAGTCAGTCTCACCGGATCGTTGAAGCGTGAAAGTAACAGAAGCATCAGCGAAGTTTAAGGAGCCAGTAGACGAGATAGGGTTGCCATCAGTGTCAACGATTGGAATCTGGATCTCACGACCGTTCTGCTCAGTGTAAGAGTCACCGATCGTAAGAGTTTCTGGGAAGGAAGTAATGGTTCCGGGTTCGAGAACTGCTGCAGCTAGTAAGGAAGTAATAGCACCAACAGATCCGATTGTATCTGTCTTGGTTTGGATCACATCCAATTGTGCAAGGATCTCTTCCTGTTTAGCAAGCGTAGCATCCCCAGATCCACCACCACCTCCACCAGCA